TTATTTGCATCGGATGTATTATCCACATTGCCCAGCCCTACATCGCTTTTCTCTCCATACCGCGCCGCACCACCAGATGCGCCCAAAAGAGCAATGCCTTTAACTGTGTTCGTTGCATCAGGCGTTAATATAGGATTAAGCAACTGCCAATACGTCCCATCAAACAAAAACAAATGCGTCAAATTAGCGCCGAGCATTCCCACCGCCACAGCCGCGTTATTATACCTCATATACGCCGCACCAGTAGAATTGACATTTAGCGTAGGCGATGCTACCGTATTGGCCGCACTAAACGAGACCCCCACTATAGCCCCTATAAGGCGCACAAAATTAGCCAGCGCTACCGTCTTATCAGCTATAGCCGCCGCCGTCGAACAAGTAGCATACCCCTTGCCCGTAGCCAGCAAAATATTCTGCGCCGTAGTCTGCCCCGTACCACCATAGGCTAGCGGCAAAACCCCGCCTGTCACCGCAGCTATATTATCCTTGGGTAAAGCATCGGTTGCCGTTGCATCTGCTAACAGCTTAACAGCAGCCGTATTGATCACCATCTGACCTAAAGTAGGATTAAAAACCGTCTCCGCATTAGCCGGATCACTATTCTCCAACTTACGCACCGCCGGATCATACACAGGCGGATCCGGAATAAAATAATTGGCCAAAAAACACGCCTCCCATCAATTAAAACTCATCATCAAATGTAAAAGTAAAAACCACCCCAGCATCCTTAATCTTAGAAAACATAGTCTTAATAGCACAGAGTGCCCCAGTGCTATCCACCAGCGCCGCCTCATTAATCGCTACCCCTACCAAATCAGGCTCCGGGATAGTCACCGTATACCGCGCCGTAGTAGTCACCGGATAACTAGGCGCTGCATCAATAACATAACGCGCCACCTCATTATTAAGAGCAGTAGCCGTACCAACAGGAGGTATAGGATCGCCAAACCCATCCACCCCACCATCACCAAAAGCAATCTCTGTAACAGGCGGCAAGGGCAAAACAAACCCTCCAGAAGTAGCCTGACACAAAAGCTCACGTCGGTAAAGGGTAATAACACTATTATCACTAGCCAACTTTTTAAAGCACCTCCTCAAGATAAAAAGAATCCAACTTACGCGAACCATTCAAAAAAAGAGAGCCATCTAGCACCCAATAGCCATTTCGGATCAGCGTACCAGACAAATTATGCAAATCATTATTATGCGCAGCCAAACCGGAAAAAAACATATTTTTATGCTCAAAATCACCTTCATTTACGAAGCGCCCTTCAAGACCACTTACGTTGCCAAATAACCTCATGCGATTAACCAAGCTATAACTCCCCAGTTCAAGCCTCCTAGCCTTAATACCAGAGAAGATATCCGCTAAACCGCTATTCAGTAGCCAGCTACCATCTAAAATCCCAGAACCATCCAGCAAATAGCCGGAGCTAAACAAGCCATAATTATGAAAGCCCAATTTTGCGCCAAACGACACAAACCGGAAGCCCTCGCTATCGGCACTCAAAAAATACGAACCATCTAAGAGCCAGCTACCATCTAAAACCAAACCGGGGACAGTCCTATTCTTAAACGGGAAGAAAACGCCAAACTTCTTAAACCAAAAAGAATTACAATTAACAAAGCGCACAAACTGTTGATAAACATACTCCGTCGTCAAATGCGAAGGCTTAATCTGCCTAAGTAACCGCATCATACGCCTAAAATCAGCAGAAGTAAGAGTAGCCCCGCTAACCGTCACCTTAAAAGTATAAGGCGCTACAAACTCAGTGATCTCCACCGTCGCCCCGGTAAGAGCCGACAAAATAGCCTCAATGCGAGCCGGATTAATAGGTGGCCATTGAAGCCTTTTAGCCATAACCCGCTGTCGCCTAAATTCCAAATCAAGGGTGTCGTCAGGCACAATACCATAAATCTGCTCCCAAATGCTAATACTCCAACTGCAAGTCTGTACAAAAGCCTCAAAGCGCAAATCCTGCGACCAAGCAGCCATCTCATCATACTCCTGGCCAATAACCTCAAACAGCCAGAGTACAGTCCTAGAATGATCATAAACCTCCTCAGTCACCATGCCTAACATCCGTCTTGCCAGATCACTGGTAATGATCTTGCCCACCAAATCATCATCATAACTCAATGAGAGTCACCGTCCTCGTCACTGGGAACTGCCCCACCGGAATAACAATATCCGCTGTAGAACCATTCACCAACAGAGAATCCTCAGAATAATTACTAATCCCCACCGTGCGAGCCAACGTCGAACCCACAAAAACATACTTAACAAAATTATGCCCTGCACCAGCCAGCACTTCCGCCACCGTAAACTCCCGCGACGCTTCCAACCAATAGCCATCTAAACCTGCCTTAAAGCGTTCTAATACAACACTGAGCGTCTCACCCTCCGTCAAAACGACAGTAGCTTCTAGATCAATATAAAGGGGTGCCGGCGCGACAACTGTTAGCGAAGCCCCAATAGGCGCTAGGCGCAACATCCTATCATCTGGACTTATAATATGCTCAAAAACAGCATCCAAAATCTGCGCATTAGCAGGTGCCCCATTAGCATCCACCACAAAAAGCCGCACAGTACCCGGCCCCGCCCACTCAGCCTCCGTCAGAGCACTACCCACCCCAGGCACCTGCATAGCCCAGCGTACATAATCGGCATCACAGCCAGTCCAGCTAAGGCCATAGCGTACCAGATCCAGCACCCGTTCCCTTAAAACATCATCCTCCTCCTTTTCAGTACCCCCGGTAATAGCCTCCGGATTAGTAATATAGACAATACCGCTCTCCGGCTTCACCATCAAAATAACAGTATCCGGCGGCACATTACCAATCCGACCGCCTAAAACTGAACGCACTGGAACTTGCGCTGTAACCATACCCTGACCATCGGGCACCCCAAAGAGAACCACAGTTTCAGTAGCCTCAAAGATAACACTAGCCGTCACCTTAGCCGCTGTAGCAAACTGAAACCCCTCATCTACAACCACACCGGGCTTACCCCTAACTAAGAGCACACCGCTAGCCTGATTAGCCGCCCGGCGACTAAGCCCTACACTTCGAGCGTGCAGATCAAGCCAATCACCCCAAGCCCAGAGCACAAACATAAGCTTAACCGTCTCATTGAGATCAAACCCAGCAAACTCAGACTTAACCAGCGCCGCCGGACGCGTCAAATCCCACGGGATCTGCAATTCACCCTTATCAATATCATTGGGCAACATATCCAGCATCCGTCTATGAATCTCAGCTGCACTTTGATTCCGCAAAAAATCAGGCGGCGTATAATCATAAGCCATTAAAATCACCCAGCTCTCTACATTCTAATAGCCGCTTTAATAGTGGCCGAATTACCATCGTAGCCTATGACGGTACAAGTCACAGTTACAGCACTACCCTCTGGCGACCACTGGAACTCAAAATCCCGTACCTGCTCAGTCCTAGCAAGAGGATCAGCTAGCAGAGCCTCAGTTATAGTGCGCCTAAAAGCGCTCTCCTGTGCCTTCTTATTAGGCTCGGCAAAAGCCTCAGCAGCTTCAATCCCCATATTCATACTATAAGCATAATGCGCCCCACGCTGAGTCATCAGCGATTTAATGCACCAAAACACCCAAGCATCATAGCCACTGCCATATATAGGCCGCCTTTCACCATCAAAAACAAAATCGCCACTCTCAAAATCCCAGAGCGGCGCCGGCCTATACATTTTAGGAGTTCGCAAATCCTCCGCCAAAACAGAAGGCGTATCAAAAACCGGAAACAACTTATTACCCATTTCACACCCCTTTAAAAAAGAAAACGCCCCTGTTTTGGAGCGTTGTCATACATTAATAATCAATACCATGCTTGCGTAAATCTCTCTGGAAAATTTTTGTCCTCTGCATGTTCTTTAACATGATTTGCCACAGCTCTGGTGGCCATGTGAGCATAATACCCAAGTTTGCTATCCTCATTTGCAAGCGATACTATAGTAGCTTTCTCATCGCCAATGCCCATGCGTATTTCTCCGGGTTCACCTTTACCTTCCGGGCGATACAGATAACTCACATATTCTTGGGTGGCGGTTTTTAGTATTAGCTTGTTCAAAAGATCCCCTTCCTTGCATGGTGTCTAAGTGAATCAACACCATGCTTATATACCAGATTGGTCATATCATGTGCATCATCATAACTCATGCCTTGCGCCATATATTCTAGTTCTAGAAGCTCGTGGTGTAACAAAACTATATCCATTTCCCTAATAGCTTTGCCTTCTATAAGCAGTTGCCAAGAAACCGCCATAGCGTAATTGAGATCAAATCTCTTAACGATTCCACCTTCAAGCAAATACTTATTTAAGAATACATGCCTTTTGATCTTCCCCACATCTTCGACCGAAAACCCCGTGTTTTTAGCAATGGCCGCAATATCAGATGTACGCTTACGAATCTCCTCGTAATAGCGCTCCGCATGTGCATACATACGATCAAAGTCATTTCT